GCCACTATTTGGAATTGCTTCTGGATGTTCAGGGCCTGGCATTATTGTTGGTTGACCAGTTTGAGGGTCTTGCATAAAATGATAAATACCGCCTGTTGCCTCAAATACACCGATTAATTCAGTAACGCTTGATTTTTCAGTAACATATGTTTCTCCTTCAGCATTTGTCATTTTAATAGCTGGTTGTTCTCGATATGTATTTTCATCATCCTTATTTAGTATATATTCTTCTCCAGTTAATGTATCCATCATATGGAAATAATTAAGTTTTACTTTCTGGTATCTATCAATTACTTCATAAAATTTTACCTCATTCGCATAACTGTCATTAGTTGTCGGTCCGATTTGTTGGTCTAAGCCTGAATGTCTTGATACTGCTGGATACCTGTCATTAGCAGATGTTACCATATCGGAAGTATTTACTTTTGGATATAATTGCTTTAGTTGTTCTTCTGTAAATAATCTTGCAATAATTATATCGGAAGCATCCCTGCAAAATGTGTCTCTACTATTTGGGTCTATGTAAACGTCTAGGGGGTCAATGCTATGTATGCACACTTCGCCCCTGCCAAAATCCAACATTGGATCAACATAAGCCTGAATGACCCCCATACCTTTTACATAATAATCATCAATGACTTGTTTTATCTCAACTGCGCCATTTGATTTATCCCAAATATAAGACATAATATCTGCAAAGATTCTACCAACTTTTGTATCACTATCATCTCTGCCAGTACTTTGAAATTTTGGTTTATTAGCAGTTAATAATGCTTTTGCCTGTTCTACTGCGGGGTGAACAACATTATCAACAATAGGACTCTGGGCTCTTTTCTCTAGAGCAGATGCATGTCCAGATTTCCATTGTTGGCTATTTCTGAACTCGTCATCTTCCATAGCCTGATTAGACCAGTTTGTACGCTCTGCGTGGAATTGGTCTAGTAACTTCTCAGACTCGTGGACTAATTTAGGTTTTGTATGGGGCATTTTAGCAGTAAGTTTACAAAGTAAACATAGGGCTACGCTAAGACTATTTTAAACTAAATTATAAACTATGTAATTTGCCAATCTATTTTAGTTTTATAATTCATACCAAGGACGGGTATCTCTTCTTTTTCGTGGAAAGGGCGGTATGAACCTTTAAATGCATAATATAGACCATCTAATAGGTCATCATGCTTTCCCCTAGGAAATAAAAGCATCTCATCTTCCAATGGTCTCATATTTTTCATAATAAATACTTCTTTTCTAGCAAATGCGGGTTGAAGACTCTCCAGTCTTGAAGATTTACTGGTTCTAGGGTTTTCTTTTATATTTAACCCTGGAATATATAAATTTTCCTCATCACATCTTTTTTGTACATATTCCCTTAACATCTCCTGATACCCAACAGACTCTATCCTAGTTTTTGTACTTCTGAATATTCTGAAGTTATCTACAATAGCTTCAGCTAGGGCTAGTGGTTTACAATGTTTTCTGAAATAAGGTAATGCAAACTTTCTACCTTTATCATCTATTGCCAAATTAAATATAACTGAATAATCTGCAGTCTGCTTAACACTTGAGGCGGGGTCTACACCAGTAAATATATTTATTGGTAAAGTTTCAGATACTTTCATACCATCTAGCTCAATTAGGTCTAAAAACATATTTCCCTCTTTGCCCATACGTATTTTCCCATCATAATACTGAATATCATCCTTTCTGAACAATTGATCCTCATCTCCTGTGATTTCACACATATATTCCCGATAAAAGACAGATAATCTATTAATAGAGTCAAGTTCTTCTTTTTTTTGTATTAATTTCTTTATTGGCCACCATTCTTCCCATAATGACAGGTTTTTTTCAATATTCGGTTTAAAGACCTTATTTTGCCATCCTTTCATATCTTTTAGTGTTTCGACTAAGCATCGTTCATGCTGTGGTGTTCCAATTACTATTATCCTTCCTGTTCTGGGGTCTACGGATGGAACTGCGGATTGAAGCAGCCATCTAAGATTATGTTCCATTGCTTCTGCTGTTTTCGTATTATTCTCATCTTCAGGGTCATCTACAATAATCAGCGTAGGTCTTTGATTTCCAACTTTGATACCCCTAAGCTGTTGACCCGTACCTTTGCAAACAATCATTGAGCCATCCTTTAGCTCTACTTCTGCTTTTGCCCAACTTCTAGCAGAATGTTGCCCCCAATAACCAAATAACTGCCTAAACTGACTGGAATAGTCTAAGCAGTCCTTTATTGTTCCTAAAAGCTTTACTGCATGGTCTTGTGTCCTAGATACAAGCACAATAAGCTTTTTTCCCTTATCGAACATTAAATGATATAATGGCAGTACTCCTCCAACGATAGAACTCTTAGCATGACCCCTAGGGGCTATGATATTTATCTGCTTTTTAGATTTATCGAGTAAATCCTCAGCAATAAGATAATGAAATTTAGGAGAGGGTACTGAAAACATCTGTGGCATAGCTATTTTACCAAATAGCACCATGTCGTGTTTTAATTTAGATAAAATAGATTTGTTATTAACCTCGGCTGACACCTTTTGTGTTTTTCCTAACGGGTTTCGTTTGTGCGCTTTATTAATAATCAGAACCTAATATGTAATCTATATCTCCATCTTCTATTTTTATACCATTCTCTTCAGCTATTGATAGGAGTACTTTATAAAATAATTCCATTTGTTCTTCATCAATGTATTTTAAAGTTATACGTTTTTTTAAAAATTTAGGATTTTGCTGGTCTGATAGGGATTTAACTGACATTTGTATTTATTTCCTTCTTTTGTTCTATTTTTAGTCGTTTTTCCTCTTTTTCAATCTGGTCAACAATTTCATTTGTCATGTCTATTTGCACTGTATCGGTCTGAATTGCCTTTTTAGGCAGCATATCTAGAATCCTGACGTAGGTTTCTGCTCCCCTCAGCATACTTGCGGGGTCTTGTTTCTCTTTAGCTATCTTAATAGCATCTGCAATTACTTCAAGTACCTCTCCTTCAGAGATTCCTTTCTCTTGTAATGCTTTATCTATACGTTCATCTATCATTCTTTTGATGTTCTCCTGTTTAAATAATCGTTTGGCAGTAAGATCAGGACGTTTTTGGTCGGGACGATACGCTTTTCCGATGATTGACCAATCAATGGAGCCACCACCAAGTAACATTCGGGTATAGATGTCCACAGCTCGTTGAGTCCTAGCGTGTTTTCCTTCGATGAACTCCCATGTAGCACTGGATACTGTTGCGTAATTACCTGATTCCCGTCTAGGTACGTATAATAGTTTACTATTGCTGTTAGCCCACATACGTCCAAAGGAGAACTGCAGTTCCGTACCACCTTTATATTCATTACGGGCAACACATTCTGCGACATACCCATCATCTGAAAGACCAAAATCACCAGAATCACACTTTTTCCATTCTTTATAGGTAATATCTTTTTCATCGGCCTCCCTTTTTGAATACACAGGATAAGTAACTTCCTGATAATCATTCACCTTTAATCTACGAGTTATAAAATCCATAATCCACTACAGTATCCTACTGTAGTATAATTATACATAGTATAATTATACAGATAGATACTGTACAGTATATATACTTTATAAAAAAACATAAAAATATCTACTCATGCAAGTCTTTTTTTCTATTACCCTCTTTAAAAAACTTTTGCATTTCAATTAAAGTCTCTATTTTACACTCAGATTCAATATAATCCCTTAAAAAGAAAAACTCATCAATATTATCAGAATCCAGGGGCATTACCTTCCAAACCTCTAAATCTGAATCCCAACTGTAAAGGGTGTCATCTCTGGGATCAAAATATTTTTTTAATTTCATAATGCAGAAACTACGCATTAAAGAGGCTGTTGGGAAAAGAGTTTCTAAAAATTGTTGTAGAATGCGTGTGAGTAATATATCACTCCCCGACCCCCCATAGGTTGAGGGTAGTACCCTGTCAATTAGGTTGAAAACAAACAATATGATGTTTCCTCTCCCGACTTAATAGATACATCTGTTGCATACATAGGTACAGTATCTATTAAGGTAGCTAGCTACTGGTCGCTACTAACATCATAATGTTTGCTACCCTCTTAACCTATGGGTCCCGTATCCCCCCGTTGCTCAGTATATAGTCTGGTCAGCTATATACTTAATGATAGACCAATGATAACATAACATAAGGAATAATAATAATGAAATCATTCATATCCTTTTATAATGGTGGTAAGCAAATTTGCAAGAAAGCCATTAAGAAACTAGCTACTGATACCAAGTCTGGATTCGCAGTAGTACTAGATGCAATTTTAAATCCAGACAGTTATGATGAAGATATAGTATCAGATGCTAAGGACATTCTTGCAAAGATTGTTAAGAAGTGTACTAAGTTTACCATCTGGCACGATAAGGCTGATGAACCAGAGGTTATTGCTCGTGAGGCTAGGGATTATCATAGTATCCTAGGATTCAAGGGCGATATACGTCCCTCTGTTGCCACTTTTCATAACAAGCAGAATCAACCATATGAAGTTGATATAACCTCAGGTTGGAAGACTCCTAAGCCTGATAATGCTCCTGCCGATAATCTTCATAAGGCAATGAATAAGCTTGGTTTAGACCAGCGTTAATCTTTAACCCTTAACTGTATATCTGGCCCTGTATTTATGCAGGGCTGGTTATATAAATCCCTACATTAAAAAAAAAGAAGGAATAACATAATGAAACATTTAATAAAACTTTTACTATTGTTTATTGGTGCAACAAATGTATCATATTCAGGTCATACTAGAGAATTTTATTATACACTTGATAATATGCGTCAGAAAGCAAGAAGAAATCTTATAGTATATCGCAATTTGTGTAAAAAGGCTAATGTATCACCAACTAGATTTTGGATAAATAACTTTGGAGGATAATATGATACTACTAGGAATCATTGCAACAACATTACTTTATATGGTATGCATCATGTTTGCTATCCAATTATGGAGAGACAGACACGAATTACTAAAAGATGACTGGCGTGATAGGATTATAACTCGTGAGGAAGCTTACAGGCTTGAAGATGAAAGGTGGGCAGAAGTAATAAATAGTACAGCAGGTATTGATGTAAATGACCCACAAGGACTATTTGCCAATGAAAGGTTGGATTGGTATAATTCATATCAACAAGCTTGGATGAAATTAGTAAAGCGAAAGAAAAACTATTAATTTCGCATACCGCAGAGAGGCTATAACATATTGTGACCCCGCTTAACGTCATATAATAGTCTCTCTGTATTTATAGTAACAATGAATAACATCCGCATGGCAGAGATTTAGTTCGTCTGTAGAAATATAAATATGAAGATATTTATTGACACGCGCCCTGATGGTTTTGTAGCCACATTAAATAATTACTGATGGGTAAATAGAGTGTGGTAAATGAACAGTGAGGGATTACTTAACTTGAGTGAGTTGACATAGCCTGTTGCAAGAGATATGAACGCTCGGCAATACCTATTCATTGTTACTATTTAATATTAAAAAAGAAGTGAACGTACTGGTTAGGTATTGATACCCCGTATATTAGTAGCTTCTTTTTTATACAGTGGCTCTTATGTGTGTGTAAAAACACTTACTTAATGCATTGGTAAAACTAAGGTGGAAATCCTTATAGTTAGATAAATAAACTGTACATTTGTACACTAGCTAAAGAACGAGGCTATGCCTTAAAAATGTTCTTGTTGCATAAGAGCATATTGATATAATAAAAGCGAATCTTCTGTTGATCAGTATTATCTATTCCTTCTTGGTAGTATATAAATGGAGGATTCGCTAAATTTTATTGGAGGATAAAATGAAAAAAATAGTCTTATTATTTCTTTTTTTAGTTGGTTGTAATACTACTAACTTAAAAAATATTGAAACACATCCTATTTATGATAAATATCTTGAATTACATAGATATGATAAAAAAATAATCATAAATGATGAAAAAGAGTTAATAGAGTACTGTCAAGAACATTTTGCTTGGGAAAGAATAACTGAATCATATACTAAGCAAGGAATAAAATATCTTATAAGAGAAATCT